ACAGAGGCCTCAAAGCGTTCGCCGCCAATTTCCTTATCGGTCTTGGCAGATTTGATCCAACCTTGCTCAATTTCTGACCACTGATCTTTTAAAGTATTATCAGAGTCATTCATCCTTTTAGAATATTCATCAACCAAGTCTTGCACAGCTTCTTTCGAAAGGTTGTGCTTTCCGGCTATCTCTTTGACGCCATCTAGTAAGCCTTGATCAACTTCCATCCCTTCTGGGAGGTCGCTAGGTAAAACAACATCATCGTAGCTTATCTTTTTATCGTCACCATCCTTGGACTCATCGGAGGACTCATCGTCTTTATCTCCTTCGTCTGCGGTATCGGACGGGTCATCAGATTTCCCTTGATCCTTGTTGTCGGCACTATCATCACTAGTGCCATTATCATCTTCCTTTGCATCCGGATACATTGTATCGGCTACATTAGAAGAAGAATCTTTGTTCGCAGCGTCATCATTTGTTGTTGCTGCGTTGTTTGTGTTTTCGTTTGGCATAATAATTCCTCGTTCTTTTAATTAATAAATGTAATAAAGCCGCAAATAATCGATCCACTTGCAATCATGAATGAAGCAAATGCACCAATTCTCAAAGCCTGTCCGATGTTATTCTTCGCTGTGGTGAATTTCACTTGTGCGAAGTAGGAAAGGGCCACGCTGGCGATACTGGCCAACATCGCAATCAAATAAGCTTCCTTATTGTAGCTATGAAGCAACAATGCGCTGGTAAGAAAGAGCATAATTTGCGCTAACATTCCGAACTCTATTGATTTTTTCAGGGAAATTTCTTGGCAATTATAGAAATGAGTTTCCCACGCTTGAAGTTTTATCAACTCATCCGCAGGGATTCTCTTTTTTCTTATTGGTCTTTCCGGTCTATCGCCCAATTCTTTAGCGATACTGCCTTTGGTAAAATTTTGTTTTATGTTCTTGTCCATGATTATTTTTTCGTTTTATTTTTAATAATAATTGCAGAAGTTCCTTGAGGGTTAGCATCCATTGCTTCTTCCAAAAGAAACTGTCCGACTGCCTGCATTCCACAGTTGTAATCAGTCGAATGTCTGTCTCCGGAATAAGCATTGCGATAAATTCCACTAAATTCAAAGAGCCTATAAATCAATCTCTGGCCTTCCGCAGTAGAAAGAACCTTCCTCAAGTCATCTCTTTCTTGATTCGTAGTGTCCGCCTCCTGCTTCTTCTCTGCCTTTAATTCCTCAAATGGAGTCAGATCTTTATTTGACATCTTCACCCCCAATCATTTTTTCTGCCTTCTCTTTGGCTTCCTTTTGATCTTTCAGGAATTGATTAAGCATCTCTTGACCTTTCTGGCGTCTCAATTCGATTGCATCTGCAAAAAAATCTTCACTGGTATTGTCAAATTGAACATCGCCAATGTGCTTTGTGTCCATTGAAAGAGGAATATCACAATAAATCTTGTGACCTAAATCTTTCAATTTGTAGATAAGTGATAAATCTTCACTCACTCTTTGCATCAAATCTGGCTTGCCATCCTTGCCGTTCTTGTAGTAAGGCGAGCAATAAGGTTGAGCAAGTTCTTTGAAGACACTCATTTCAAACATCAAAAGCCCTGTTCCAATTTCTGAAATCTCGGTAACTCCTCTTTGTTCGTTTGGTTGAATTGATAATCTCTCACCATCCAAACCTTTAGCAACTTGGCAATACGGGAAGCGTCTTTTTGGCACGGTAGCACCTAAGATCTTCACGGGAGGCAATGATTGTCCCTCACCTTTTGCAGTATCAATCATCACATCGATGAATCTTTGAATCGTGATTGGTGGAAATACCATGTCAGAGTCAATAAATACGATATGAGTTGCACCCATTTGTTCCGCTTGTGCAATTTGAGTGTTGCGACTGTGAGCAATCTCCGCGCCCTTTGTGTTATTTAAGGCAATTCTTAAATTAACAGAGGTCGTGTGGTTAGATAATGCAGCCAAAGACATTGCAAAATCAGCATGAACCATAGTCCCAGAAGGTATTGCCACAAAGATTTTAAGGCCTTTGTATTTATCACGAAGCTCACTTGGAGTCGGGCCATTCTTAGCTCTTAACTCTTCCATTTTAGCTTTCTGTGCTTTCGTCAGTTTAGTTTTACTCGTCATTTTTATTATTGTGTTTGGTTAATAAGGGATTCAAGAGCGTTTCCATTCGCTCCTTGAGCTTGTGACAAATCCTTAATAGTCTTTGCCGCTTCTGCTCCCATCATGGCTTGCTGCTGTTGTTGCTGGGCTTGCGCTTCTGCTTCAACGAGCTGTTGGGCCTCCTCATCACTTCTGATAAGGGATGGATTCGTTCCTAGCATCAATGAATAATCATCAATGGTTTGGTCAAAATTCAGTTTGTGTCTTGAAGATGGATTTAAATTGATGATGTTAGCCGCGAAGCCCATCAATCTATCCACCGCAGAAACTCCAACCGCTCTTTGCGCTTGGTGTAACACGGACACATATTCAATTTTCATATCAACGCCATGTAATTCTGGCGGTGGAGCAGGGATCTCGCCTCTTCTCCACATGATATTGAAAGTTCTGTTTACTAATCTGTCTAGTAATTCTTTATTTAATCTCTCAAGAACTGGCCCAAGCATCAATAATTTCTCTTCATACTTCTTTTCAATCTCGGTCGCGGTAATTTGACGACGATCTGAATTGGAAAGCATAAGGAAAAGATCTGTGAAATAAGCTGCTCTTATTCTTGATCTGATTTGTTCTGATTTTTGCTCAAGTTCATTAAGCCTTAAATCAACTCGATAAGCTTCTTGGAATCCGGGGCGACCATTTACAAATGAAGAGTAAGTCACGCCACCCGGTAATTGGGATTTGTGCTTATTTCTCATGGTAGGATCAGCAACCATTGAAGGGCGAACCATCTTTTCCACCGCTTCTGAACTTCTCTTCTCGTGTAATTGTAATTGTTTGGCATCACCTAGAGCATCCATTCCGGGTGAAGATGAAGCATAAACATCACCAGAGTTTAAATCCCATCTAGGCACAAGAATTGGGAACTCTTCATAACCTTTGAAGCTTAAAACATTTGAATCTGCGGACTTTTCCCAAACAACATCGCGGAAAGGTTTATTGATTGAATCAATTTTGGTTAAATCTCTTCCAACATTTGGCTCAACAAGGTGACAAAGGTCAACCCATGAATCAAGAGCGCCACGATTATATTGATCTTTGATGGAAGATGAGACTTTATCCTCACCATATTTTTCAACAACTTGGCCAACCGTCAAACGATATTCACGGCCAAAGGTGTTGACGATTCCCTTCTTGTCATTAGCAATCCAATATTCGCCTTGAGTGTAAGTTTGTGTGAAAATTGTGTCATCTTCATCTTCAAATACTCCAACCGCTGCATTTCCAAATAAACCAAGCTCGGAATAACATCTAGGCAAAGAATCATAAAGATTTGAACGGGTAAAGACTGCATTCATGCGTTGCATTACAATCTTATTCCAAACTTTTACAGCCTTTCTTTCCTGCATGTCTGGGTCTGGATGAGCAAGATTGAACCAAGGGCGAGCAGGAGAAGTAAGATTTGACATCATACCGGAAGACAAAACCCCAAGGGCCATCTTCGCGGTGTTGTCAATGATCTTGCCATTCTTCTTTCCGCCTTTATTGGTATCAGAAGATAACCAGCGACCAATTCGTGGCAGGTTATATTCGGCCAACTCGCGATGATGAGATTCGAAAGTGTTATATTCACTCTTCAAAGCCTTTAAACGCGACTTGAATCTGTTCATTACTTTTGCGCCTAGTTGCATAAATTATTGTCCTAATAAGGTTTTGCCTGCTGTTTTCGCTTTGTCTTGAAGGCCTTGAGCGCCAGTAAGAATCGTTGATTTTCTTCCTTGATTCCTATTTGACTTTGATTTTTGTTCCGATCTAGCCTTGCTTGCTTCGGCTGTTACCTCGGTTGATTGTATTGGTTCAGGAGGAGGAGGAGGAGGGGTAGGAATTGACGGAGCGCTTACTGTACACATAATGTTTATATAATTTTAATTAGCCCGTCCGCTCATAAAATTTATTTACAATGAGATTTTATCTCTAGTTGTTGCTAAATGCAAACTCTTTTTAATTGTCAATCATCCATTTGGTCACAAACCTCGTCCTGTCCTTGCTGTCCCGTCACTAGAGTTACCTTCTTTGTAATCGGCAGAGCGAAGCCCAGCATCCAAGAATCCATCTTGTTAGGTGATCTTAGACCCCTTGCCTTCATGTCCTTTTTGCTTTCAAGTTGAATCTTCCCCGACATATTTGAAACGGTTTCTGTATTTTGCAAGTCAGAATAAAGCTCGTCATTGTCCGGAAGACAACCACCCTCGATCAACCACTTCTTCCCCATGCCTGCCATGTAGGCTCTCATGTTCAAATATCCTTCATCCGGAGACTTACCAGCAAACCAAATTAGATTCCAATCTCTCCCCCATGTTCTACCAATTGAGACAATCCCTGTGCCATAACCAGCATCAATATTGACTCCATCGGCTTGATGAGTATCTTCCAATTGAGCAACAATCGTCGCAATATCAACATCATTGTCATTTTTAGGAATAGTTTTGAGTAGTTTGAAGACCAATCCTTGCAACAAACCAATCTCAATCGCATCGTCACCTTCCCAAGCTGGATCAACGGTGAGGACTTTTGGTGCAAATGTGTATTGGTGAGGCTTGATTTGTCTTCCTCGTGCTGCATCGGTGATGTCTTCTGGGAAGAATTGCTTGATTGATTGAGATGGAAAGACTCCTTTGACACGAACCTTGAAGAAATCCGAGTCCACGCCGTGATCATCTTCCCATTCTTTGATCTTCTCTTTGTTGGTGATCTGAACATCTCGACTATCAACGCAACGATTAAGCCAACGGTGGCGAAATTTCCTGAAACATTCACGGAATCGACCAGAGTTTCTTGTGGGGTTTCCAAATGCAAACCAGAAAGGCTCTCCATCTGTCATTCCACCCTCGGCCACATCCCAAATCGAATTGGGTATTGCGGAGGCTTCATCGAAAATAAAGAAAGGTGAGGCAGTCGCAGCGTGTAAACCAGCAAAGGATTCTGAATTCTCTTCACGGCAAGTCATCGCATCAGCTCTCCACGCTTCCGGATAATCCTTGTGGTAAAGGTTCATGTTACCCTTTCCGTTGTTATATTCAAACCAATGGCCAAAGACACAGCGCTTTTTCCACTTTCCTAGCTCGGCCCATGTCTTAGTTCGGAGCTGGTCAGAAGTTCCGGCGGTGATTATTCCCTTCGAATTGGGACGAGTTGACATAATGAAGAGGATTATTAGAGCCGTCAGCGTACTTTTCCCGATACCATGTCCGGAGGTTATAGCTGCTTGAAAGGCCTTGACTGCTTTTTTGCCATTAAATCCATTGACTTTGATTGCTTTTTCCCAATCTGAAAGCAAATCCATCGCCCATTCATCTAATCCATATTCACTTTTCCAGATATGTTTGTATTTCTCCGGAGTCTTTACGATCTGCATTGAAGGGTCACCACTCCAATCAAAGGAATATGCAGCCCAACCAAGGGGATCATCGAAGAATTTGCCAGCATCAATTCCTAGAAGTTGATCTGCTTTTGTCATTTGTGCCATTTTGTTTAAAATAAAATTAGTTGCTTAATGTGTTCTTGATAACGAAATTCGGCGGCTTCAAAATAATCTTTATCTAGTTCGCAACCAACAAAATCAAATTTCATATCGTGAGCGGCTATTCTACTGCTTCCGCTTCCTAGGTGAGTATCTAGGATTTTATCACCCTCTTTTGCGTAATTCATTAAAAGCCATTTGTAGAGGGCAACTGGTTTTTGCGTTGGGTGGATTTTACCGCCTCCTTTGGGGGTGCTCATTCTAAATATTTTTGCTAATTTATCAAATGAAGTCCAAGCTAATTCTGTCATTGCTAAACTAAAATCTTGACTAATTTGCTTATCCCAACAAATAAAACACCTTGTGTTTCCCAAGTTATCCAAAAAGTAATTACCACCCCATATAATCTGGTTTTTACTCACCCTTTTAAGCTCCTTAAAATATTCTTTTGATGGCGTTTCATTATCCCACCCCTTTTCAACAACTTCATTAAAATTCATTTTTCCACTATTACCACCTTTAAATTTATCTCCTATCCCATAAGGCGGATCAACAATAGCCAACTCAAAATACCCATCAGGATATTTGGCCATTAGTTCCATATTGTCACAATTATATACTTCGCTTTTCATGTTAATTTTTTTAAAAGGTTAAATATTTACGGGGTTTACTTTAATTTTAGCCATTATTCGTCCTCAATTAGTCCAGCTCTTCGCCTTCCTTCATGAATTTGAGCGATAATATTGCCCTCAAGGCTCAAATCAGTCTTCATTTTATCTTCCC